ACGTTTGCGATTGCAGCGCCCTATTCGCGTTGGCGATCGGCGACAAGGCGCCGTTTCCCTGGTTTTCTTGGGGCGACTCCGGCCGCGTAGGGATGACCGTCTATCTCGGCCGCAAGCTCGGTCGCGACCCGGGGGCGCTCAAGTCCGCGCTCCTTCCTCACGTCGGAAAATTCAAGTCGCCGCCCTGCGCCTCGGCGCCGTCGGCGGAAGAATTCGTCGACCGCACGCTGGTGGAGGCGGACGTGGCGCTGGCTCAGATTCATTAGTCAGCCGTCGCTGACGGTCTCACGGATGTTGCGACGTTCGTTGTCGCGACCTCGACGCGCCTCGGCCAAACGCCGTCGCCTTTGCGCTGACAACACCCCGCCCGGCAATCGCTGAACGCCCAGCGCGAAGCGCCTGTCGCGGTGCGCTTTCCGGCGCGCCCTCCTTTCCTCACGCCCGCCCCAACCACAGGAAACCTCCCATGGACATCGCCCAGACGACGCAAGAAACCCTCGGCCTGATGAAGGACTCGCTGTCCAAGGCCGTCACGCTCGCCACTGGCCTCACCGCCTACGATCTTCAGGCGCCGGCGAAGAACCTCTATCCGGTCATCACGCCACTGCGAAATACGCTGCCGCGCGTGGCGCGGACGAGCCCTGGCGACGCCGCGCGCTGGCGCACGATTTCGTCGGTGACCGGCTCCGGCTTCGACGCGATGGGCTGGGTGCCGGAAGGCCAGCGCACCGCAAGCATGTCCTATTCCGCGGCGCTGCAGGTGGCGCCCTATCTGACGCTCGGCGAAGAAGACTCGGTGACCTTCGAAGCCGAGGCGGCGGCGCAGGGCTTCGAGGACATCGACTCGACCGCCACCTTGCGCCTGCTGCAGAAGACGATGCGCAAGGAGGAGACCGCCCTGCTCGGCGGCAACGCTTCGCTAGCGCTGGGAACGCCGGGCGCGCCGACGCTCACGGCTGCGGGAACCGGCGCAACCCTGCCCGCGGCGACCTATTCGGTGATCGTCGTCGCGCTGACCTTCGAGGGCTGGCGAAACTCGAGCCTCGCCGGCGGCGTTGCGACGGTGAAGACGATCGCCGGCAACGACGGCAACACCTATACGCTCAACGGCGGCTCATCGAACAAGTCGAGCAATGCGACGCAGGCCGTCACGCTCGGCCAGACGCTCAACGCCGTGGCGCCGCTGGTCAACGGCGCGGTCGCCTACGCCTGGTATGTCGGCGCCGCCGGCTCGGAGACGCTGCAGGCGATCACCACCATCAACAGCGCCGCCTTCGCCGCCCCGCTCGCCGCCGGACAGCAACCGGCGAGCGCGATCGCCGCCGACAATTCGGTCAACGCGACGCTCGCCTTCAACGGCCTGCTGACCGTCGGCTTCCTGCCGGCCAATTCGGCCTATGTGCAGTCGCTGGCGAGCGGAACCGCGGGGACCGGATCGTTTCTCACCGCGTCCGGCCGCGGCTCGGTGATCGAGATCGACAACATGCTGGTGCAGATGTGGAACACCTACCGCGTCTCGCCGACCGCGCTCTATGTCAACGCGCAGGAGCAGAAGAACATCACCACCAAGTGCCTGACCAACGCCTCGGGGCCGCTGATCCGCTACAACGTCGCCGCCGACAGCGACAACGGCGGTCCCTACGGCGTCTCGGCTTCCGGCGTGGTGCGCTGGTACTACAACCCGTTCAGCGTCGACGGCGGCTTCGACATTCCGGTCAAGGTCCATCCCGACCTGCCGCCGGGCACGATCCTGGCGCTGTGCGAGCGGCTGCCGGTTTGGTACCAGTCGAACCAGACGCCCAATGTCGCCGAGGTGCTGACGCGGCGCGACTATTACCGCGTCGACTGGCCGCTGCACACCCGTCGGCGCGAATTCGGCGTCTACGCCGAGGAGACGCTGGCGGTCTACGCGCCGTTCGGCGTCGGCATCCTCACCAACATCGGCAACGGCTGACCGAGACCGGAGGGCGGGCGCCGCAGCGCGGCCCCCCTCGCGCCCTCCTCCCGCGTGATTGCGCTCCCGTCCTCCGACCTTTCGGCGACCGTTCCCATGAGCCCCTATGACCTCGCCAACCTCGCCGCGCTGAAGGCGTGGCTCGGCCTGCCCGCCGCGCCTTCGGCGAGCGACGCGACCCTCGCCGCGCTTGTCACTGCGGCGAGTCGCGCGATTCTTTCGGCGCTGTCGCGCCCCGGCCTGCTGCCGCAGGACTACACAGAACTGCGCGACGGCGACCGCCGCACGTTGATGCTGCGCCATTGGCCGGTGCTCGGCGTCAACGCCGTGACGTGGAACGGGATCGCGGTCCCGCAGCTCGCCGCGGGCGCCGTGACAGCGGCGTTCGGCTATGTGCTACGGCCTGGCGACCTGGCGCCGCCCGGCGCGCCGCAGGCGCTCGACCTGTTCGGCGTCGCGCTTTCGCATCGCCGCGTCCATGTCGTCATCGACTACCAGGCGGGCTATGCGGTCGTCGGCGAGACGCAGGCGGTCCCCGCCGCGGCCGCCACGCGGCAGCTTGCGGCGCTCGCGCCTTACGGCCCGTGGGCGAGCGACCTCGGCGTGACCTACGCGCAGAGCGGCGAGGCGCTGACGACGGTCGCGGGCGAGCCGAGCGCGGGACAGTACGCCGTCAGCGCCGGCGTCTACAGCTTCGCGGCGGCCGACGCGGGCGCGTCGGTTTCGCTGAGCTACGGCTACGTCCCGCAGGATCTCGCGCAAGCGGCGCTCGAGCTCGCCGCCGAGCGCTTCCGCGCCGCCGAGCACATCGGCGTTCGCTCCAAGTCGCTCGGCGGCCAGGAGACGATCGCCTTCGACGCCGCGCCGATCTCGGCCCCAGTGCTGGCGCTGATCCAGCCGTACCGGCGGGTGGCGGGGTGAGGACGCCAGAGCTCGGTGCATTCAAGTCGAAGCATCCAGGTCGTCATCGCGAGCAAAGCGAAGCGATCCAGACTTGGGGATTGCGGCGGCGGCTTCGTCTGGATCGCTTCGCTGTCGTTCGCGATGATGGCCGAAGGCGCTTCAGTCTGAAGACAACTTGCTCTGACTCGTTCTTGGCGCAATCCGGGAGCAACGACGATGACGAGCGACCTCGCCCGGCGGCGATGGGAACAAGACGGCGCAAAGCGTCCGATCGCCGCAGCGATGGAGTTCGCCGATGGCTGGCTTGTCTTCGGCGCCGGAACGCGCCTAGCCAAACTCGACAGAGCCGAGATATCGCCGCGCGACCGCGCAAGACTCATCGCCCTGCTCGCTGCGGCGCATCGGCGACCGATCGAAGCGTCGCCGCTCAGACACGTCGAGCGCGCGCTCGTTGCGAAACGTCACGGCGATGTCGCGCTCCCTCACATGCACATCGCGCTGAGCCGATTGGGAATGCTCGCGCGTCCGCAAGAGGACGCACGCCGGCTATTCATTGTCGACGCGCTAATGGAGGAAGGCGTCGAGCCGATCGCGATTCTCAAAGGACTCGGATTCGACTTCACCGATCGCACCTTGCCACTGGACAAGTACAGCCCAGATCGACCCCGCATCCCTGCCGGCAACGGCCGCCCAAGCGGACAGTGGACAAGCGGGGATTGGATCTCGGCGGCTGGAGCCTCGCCAACGTCGATCACCTATCCCGGCGACTTTCACGACCAAGTTTTCCAAGAGGAACTGAACTGGTATCGAAGCACGGGAGCCAAGTGTGTCTCCGAAGTTCGCCTTCAACTTAACGGAGTCACAGCGAGACTCGATATATTGTGCAAAGCAGTGAGCGGTCTCCTGCTCGGCGTCGAGATCAAGACGGGAGACGACCCGGAATTCACGCCGCAACAGCAGATCGTGTATCCGCACACACTAACCGGCGGCCTCGTCTCAACTCCAGACGCTAAGGCGACAGCTTTGGACCTCCTGCCAGGGGAACCACTTCCGCCGTTTCGGATCTTCTTCTTGATGGCCCCCGGTCCAGGTCTCCCTTACAGCGTCTTTGGACCGAAGCCTTATCAGTAGGCTGTCCAGTATCCCGCGCCGATGCAATGATCTATCTTTGCGTTGTCGATCCCGCGAGGGCACAATGACCCGTCAGTTTTCTATGGACGGCCTATCGCCGAGCATGTGGTTGCGTCGCGCGAATGGAAGCCGGCTCGTATCCTCGAAGACAGCGACCGAACTCGTTCGGATGATCGTTAGGGACGAGTACGGTCAGGACGAACTCGACCGCAACGAGCCCTTGTCAGTCCAAGACGCTGGCGACTCGTGGGTGGTGGAAGGCGCGCCCGGCAAACAACACACGCTTGGCCCCGGCCGCTTCAAAGGCGCGGGCCCGGTCTATGCGCGGATAGCGCAGTTCGATGGGCAGATCTTGGACTATCAATTCCTGATCGACTATGACGCCGGCTCGGGTCCGAAGACGCCATCGCGCGGCAATGACGATGCCGCTCCCAAGACGTGACGCATCCGCGGCGGCGTTGCGGCCGCAAGTCCCGTTCCTACTGCTAATCCCAAGTTGCGCGGCGACATTGCGCCACTGCGATTGACTCACGCAGCGGCGCAAACGCTCGGGCGCAGTGACGCTCTTTCCCAATATGCCGTGATCGTACCTGGCGCACGAGGCGTCCCACTATGCTCTCCCTCTCCCTCTCCCTCGCCGGCGACGACGCGCTCGACGCGCGGCTGGGCGCCTTTGCCGACGCGCTCGGCGACGCGCTCGTCGCCAAGGCGGAAACGCTGGCGCAGGCGCTCGCCGACGCGGTGAAGGCCGACAAACTCTCCGGCCAGGTTCTCGCCGCGCGCTCCGGCGCGCTGCGCGACTCGATCGAAGCCGAGGTCGCGTTCGACGGCGACGCGATCGTCGCGACGGTCGGCTCGGTCGGCGATCTCAAATATGCGGCGATCCAGGAATACGGCGGCCGCACGGCGGCGCACGAAATCCTGCCCGTCAAAGGCAAGGTTCTCGCCTTCGTCGTCGGCGGCGCGATGCGCTTCGCGACGCGGGTCGAGCATCCGGGCTCGACCATCCCCGAGTGCTCGTATCTGCGCTCGACGCTCGATGAACAAAGCGACGCGATCGTCGCCGCGCTCGCCGCGACGCCGCAAGAAACGTGGGAGCGCGCATGAGCCGCGAAGCCGCCTTCTCCGCCTTGTTCGCCGCCGTCTCGGCCGCTTGTCCGTGGGGCGTCGCGTCGCGCCGGCTGAAGCTGTGGAGCGAAGTCCCGGCGGCGCTGCGCCCTGCCCTGTTCCAGCTCGAAAGCGGCGCCGAGACCTATCAATGGCCGACGCCGGCGGCGCCGAAGCGCACGCTTGAGGCGAAGCTGTTCCTCTATTTCGACGCGCGCGATCCGGCGACGCCGGGCGCCAGCGCGATCAACGCCGCGCTCGACGCGCTCGACAGCGCGCTGGCGCCCGCCGGCGCCGACCTCGCGCTCGGCCGCCAGACGCTCGGCGGCGCGGCTTACGATTGCAAGATCAGCGGCGTCCCGGTGCGCGATCCCGGCGACCTCGACGGCGACGCGATCGCCGTCGTCGCGGTGCGGCTCGTGCTGCCGTGAGCGAGGGAGCGACGATGCGAAGCGACGACTTGCGCCAGCGCTGCGACGACCATCTGGCGGCGCATCCGATCGCGGCCGAGATGGCGTTCGCCAATGGCTATCTGACGCTCGGCGCCGGGACGCGGTTGGCGGAGATCGGCGCGCCGCTCGACGAGCCGCGGCTCGCCGCACTGCTGACCAGCGCGCAAGGGGGGCCGATCGAAGCGTCGCGTCTCACGCACGTCCGGCGCGCGGTCGAAATTTGGCGTGACGGCGACCGCACGCTGGCGCTCACCCATCTTGCGTTGAGCCGCCTGGCGAAGCTCGGCGATCCTCTGGAAGGGGCGCGGCGGCTGTTCCTCGCCGACGCGCTGATGAACGCCGGCGTCGCGCCGGAGATCATCATCGAGGGGCTGACGGAAGGAGATCGAGCCGCCGTTGCCGCAACAAAGTATAGCCCCGATCAGCCGCGTGTGCCGGCGGGCAGTCCTGACGGTGGGGAATGGACGCGCTGTGATGGGACGGCCGAAGGCCAGTCCGCGCGCGTGAGCGGCGTCCAAATGGCGGACGCGTCGGCGACGCGGGGAAGCGAGATCCTGTCGGACGCCACGCCGCCCAACGCTGCGCCGAAGCACTCCGCTAGCGAACCGATCCGACTTGCCCAGGACATGAGTCAGAGCTGCGCGGATTACATCGCAGCGAACTGCAAGGCGAGCATCCTGCGTGTATTCCCGGGACAATACCTCACCCAATCGCTTCTGGACGTGGTAAATGCGGCGAAGCAGGGCGATCCGGCAGCCCGCAGGGCCAAGAAACTGCTGTTCGACAATCGGTTCGCAAAATAGACCCATCTGGGACGATTGCCATGTCTTCGAACCTGTTTGAGGTGATGAAACTGCTCGAATCCAAACGGATTCATTTCACGATCGACCGGACGAGCCCGCACGCCGTTACGCTGACGGCGACGCTGGTCGGCAAGCGCGTAGAGATCAGCGTCGACGAAGACGATATGATTGACGTCAGCATTTTTCGCGGCGACGAATCGGTCGAGGTCGGTATGGACGCTGTCATAAAGGCGATCGAGGAAGACGAGTAGTCCATCGGCGCACACCCGCCGCGGCTCTCGCAGACCCGCTTTACGGCGGCCCTTCGCCGCCGCGCTGAATGGCGGAATTCACCCCACGCGTCGAAGTCGACAGCCGAACGCCACGCGCCGATCGCTTCACCCGTTAACCAGCCAACGCTGAAACGCCGACGGCGAGCGGCGCGCACGCTTGATGCGCGCGTCCGACCGCCATCCGCCGCCCTACCCCCAAGGACCATCCGCCCATGCCCGACGAAGGCCGTCAGACGCCGTTGCCGCCGAGCCTCGTCGCCCGGCTCGCCGTCGCCGCGCGCTATGCGATCAGCGGCGTCGCGCCCGACACATGGTTCGGGCCGCAGCAGCCGCTTCAGCCCCAGGCGCCGCCCGAGGTCAAGGGACGCCAGTTCGACTATCCGTTCGGCGTCAACCTCTCCTATGTCCCGCGCGCGACCGGCGGCATCTCCTTCGCCGAGCTGCGCGCGCTCGCCGACGCGCTGCCGCTGCTGCGCGCCGTCATCGAGACGCGCAAGGACCAGGTCGCGGCGCTGAGCTATGCGGTGCGCGTGCGCGATCCGGGAAACGCGGCCGAGGCCGCCGAGCGCGCCAAGGCCGCCCTCGCCCTTCTCGCCCGCCCCGACCGGCGCCACGCGTTCTCGGCCTGGCTGCGCATGCTGCTCGAGGACTTGCTGGTCATCGACGCCGCGACGCTCTATCCGCGCTTCACGCGCGACGGCGCGCTCTACAGTCTCGACGTCATCGACGGCGCGACGATCACGCCGCTGATCGGCGAGGACGGCCGCTCGCCCGACCCGCCCGACCCCGCCTATCAGCAGATCCTGCACGGCGTGCCGGCGGCCGACTTCTCGTCCGACGAGCTCATCTACCTGCCGCGCAACGTGCGCGCCCACAAGCTCTACGGCTTCTCGCCGGTCGAGCAGATCGCGCTGACCGTCAACATCGCGCTGCGGCGCGAGGCGGCGACGCTCGACTATTATCGCGCCGGCTCGACGCCAGACGCCTTCGCCACGCTGCCGAAGGAATGGACGGTCGACCAGATCCGCCAGTTCCAGGACTATTTCGACGCGTTGATGAGCGGCAATTCGGCGCGCCGGCGCATGACCAAGTTCATGCCCGCCGACTTCCGCCTCGTTGAAGCGCGCCAGCCGCCGCTGAAGGATCAGTACGACGAATGGCTCGCGCGCGTGATCTGCTACGCGTTCTCGGTGCCCGCCTCCGCCTTCGTCAGCCAGGTCAATCGCGCCACCAGCGAAACGCTGCGCTTGCAGGCGACGCAGGAAGGCCTCGTGCCGCTCAAGGCGTGGATCAAGAGCGCGCT